AATGTCAATGGCACAAACCTCACCCGAAGGCAAGGCGTTGTGATCCGATTTTACTTTTTGATGCCTAGCGTCTGAAATCCAGCCATCCGATTTTCTGGATCTTTCAACAAAACTGTCGTCAATTTGTTCCCTAAGTTGAACGGCTGCTTTAGATAGGTAAGGCTTCATTACAAGCCTAAAGCCGTCAAATCCTCAACAGTTAAACCAAGTGCAGTTAATTTAGATTGTGCTGCTGCTTTAGCCTTAATTTTTGCATCTGCTTCAACTTCAATCTCTTTTTTAACTTGATCCCATAACGCATCTAGTGTTTTTTTAGATGGTTTTGGTGTATCTGATACCCAATCTAAACCATCATACTCATCACCATTCAAATTCCAAAGAGAATTAGGATATTTGCGCTCAAGAATTAAACTATAATTTATCATCATGCACCTATTTCCATCAGAGTTATAGATGAAACACCTCTTAGTGCATAAGAAGCGTTTGCATCATTTTGTGATCGATTAACATAAAATGTTCCAGCACTTACCAAACCTTGAATCTTATAGGTTGTAGATGATGTGGTTGCTGGTGAATCTAAATAAACACCGGGAGATTGACCGGTATCATTTGTATCACCAAGAATGTTGCTGAAAAAAGCCTGTGATCGACTACCACTTGCATCACCTGCATAAACAACAGTTGCATCTCTGACTAATCTCGCAACAGTTATTCCAGTTCCACTTGGCCCACATTGTGTAAGATGTATTAAAACTAAAACTTTACTTGATGCAGATGATGGTGTGATCGAAACCGATAGACCAGTTATGTCAGTAAATGAGGTATTTGATGAAGTAAAAGTGTCCGTTTTAAGAACTTGAACAACTTGCAAAACTTTTCCACCGCCAGCAGGAGCAGCCCAAGTTGGCACGCCTCCAGCAACTGTTAAAACATTTCCAGTTGAACCAACTGCTAATCTACCAACAGTATCGGCAGCAGTTCCATAAAGTAAATCTCCAGCAGCATCAATTACTGTGTTTTGAGTATCGCTAACATATTTTAATCCAGTTGCTTCACCACTTGCTGCAATTAATCTTTGATTGTCAGTTCCAACTGCAAGGCGTGCTGGAGTGTCAGCAGCAGATGCTGCAACAATATCTCCCTTAGCATCAACAATTGCATTTTGAATTGCATTAGCATCATCAGAGGTTGCCCATGCTGGAACTCCACCAACGACAGATAAAACTTGTCCTGTTGTTCCAATGCCAAGTCTTGTGTTTGTATTTGCTGTGGATGATCTATATTCAATATCACCAAGAGTTGTAGATGGATTTAAGGCTTTTGTTGTTGTATCAACAGATGAACCAAGCGTGCGAATAGCAGCTGCGCCATCTTTGACCAGATCGGTGTCATCCGGTGTTTCCCAATTATAATTCGTTGTGTTTGCCATATTAGGCTACTGCTCCAATCGCATTTTCCCATGTTAGTATAGCGGATAAAGTGTTCCATGCCTCTAAGGCTGATACCTGATCCCAAGCAAGTGCTACTTGAGAAAATTCAATCGGACTTAGATTTATGGTTAAAAATAATTCGTTGAACCTAGTGCTCCAACGCCAGCCTTCAACATAACCCTCAAACTGTAAAGTTGGGGCTATTTGAACAGGCAAGTCTGTTATTCGCATTGGCTGACCCACAAAGATTTGAAGCAAGGCATCTCGGTCCGCATCATCAATGGCTGAGTTAGTCAATGGAAATGTAATGCTGTCAAATAAGGCTCTTGGATACGATCTAAGAGAAATAAAGCGATCAGCCACCGCTTGCGCATCGGTAGCATCATGCAAAACTGTATTTAAGGTTTCACCTCGATAACCGAAGGTTGCAATGCTAGTTAGGTCAATTGCGGTTTTTTGTGATCCATAGTTATTTCCGTAATTTAGGATAATTTCATTTCGAACATCTGCGCCTCTAGTCAAAACCTTTAATCCTGCACCAATCGCAGTATTGGCTGAAATCTCTGTGTATCCATTATTTGCAAGATAGTTTTGTCGATGGGTTGTATCAGCGTAGGAGATGCGACCCTCATTGTCCTCATATAAAACACCAAGTGCGCTGTTAGCGATAAGGCTTGCAATGTTGTAAGTAGTGTCAGGATCGGCAGTTCGATTTTCAAGTTCATAAACTCCGGGGCGATCAATCTCGCCAAGTCCTAGATTTTCAGCAGTTGCCCAAGTGGTTGTTGGATCGTATCCAGACCAAGTTTCAGCTGCTGGCACTTCATTCCAATTGTTTAAGAATAACTCTGAAAGCAATTCATAGATCTGATCGCCGTCATCATCTCTTGCCAATGTTCCGTTGTAAATTACTTTTGGCAGTTTAGCCAATGAACCTAAAGCAAGGATTGTGTAAGTAAAGGTTTCAGCAATACTGCTTGCCGTTGCAACTTCAGTTGTAATGTCTGTGATGTTGCCACCAAATAAAGTGCGATATGTGTTTGTGCTATCCTTTACTTGTAAGGTTATTCCGTCGTTAATTTCTAAGTTATAGTTTTCATTGTTTAACGCAACCAATTCAATTTGCATATAAGATGGATTGGGTTGTGAATAAATATCCTCACGACCAGCCTGATGGGCAATGTCAGATATTGCAACATTTGTATATTCAACCGCATTGATTGTAAGTTTCCAATCGGGTGTAAATACAGTCATTATCCGCCCTTTATGCCGTTGTTATACAGCTGTGGAACTGATCTCGATGCGCTGTTATTCAATACCTTTGCAACGGCTCTTGCAGCACCTTCGCTATCAACGGCTTGAACAGTAATGTTATTGACTGTTGGTGCGCCTTTTGGATTTCCTGCTCCATAAGTGAATCCTGCACTTGGAACAGATGGAACATTACCACTTGGAGCAATTTGAGTTAAGCCATAAGTCGCTGCCCCAACGGCTAAAGCAGCAGCAGCAGTTCCAACAGATGCACCTCCGGTTGCAAAAGCGGTAGCAACTCCAGCAGCAGCGGCGGCATTTCTCAATGTATTCATGGCAACAACAATTGTTCCAATGGCTGCAACAAAAGCAGCAATTTTATTCACTACAAAAACAGTTGCAAGAATACCGGCTACAATTAACAGTTCATCTTTAATGCTTATAAGGAATCCAATTGTTGTCTTTAATTGTTGTCCAAATTCATAAGCACCTTGAGTTGCATCTGTAATTCCTGCACTTACGCTGTTGTTTCCTGTTAAACCTGCTGCCAATGCCTGAACATTAGGAACAACCACAGCAAGTAAATAATCAGCAAATTGTTTCATGATTGGGAGTAAAGCATTTCCAATTTGTTCTTTAGTTTCAGAGAAAGCAATCTCTAATTGCCTCATCTTAAATTCTGCGTTAGTCGCCTCATTTTCAATAAAACCCTTATAAGTTCCCTTAAGCATCTGCATGATTTCCTCATGAGATTTGGTTTTAAGAGTAGTGGCGTCAATACCTAAACCAAGTTTGCCAAGAGCTGTATTTTGTCCGTCAAAACTTTTGCCTAAAGCATTTGTAATAACTTCAAGAGGTTTGCCAGTTGCAGTTGCAATTTCTTGAGATAAAGATAATAGATCTTGCGCTTTAGCAACATCATTTGTTGATCGAATCAATCTAGCAAAAGCAGGTCTTAAAACATCATCAGTTGTTGCGGTGGCAATAGATTGTTTTGTGATGTAAGTATCGATTGATGCAATTTGCTCATTGGTTGCACTCGTGTTTGCTCTAATTGTTTGTTCTAACGACTTGCGAGCCTTTTCATCCTCGGCTGCTGCCTTTACAGCTGAAACTGCAAACGCTGTGGCTGCTGCTCCAACGGCTGCAAAAGCCAATGCTGCTTTCTTGCCAAAATCGGAAATCTGATCGGCAGATTTATTGACTACTTTATTGGCATCATCTAAACCCTTTTTTAAGCCATCAATATCAGCTGCTAAGGCAAGGGTTAATGTTCTGCTATTACTTGCCATCAGAGAATTCCTTCTTTATATCCAAAATAATTTCTTCAAATTCTTTAATGATTGTAGGTTGCAAATGTCTGATGGTTGGATAAATAAACCAACCTCTTGAACCGGGCCCTTTAGGCATCGGCCCTGACCATCTTGGGAATTGTGGATATTTACCTGAACCAAATTCTGATGCTGCTCCAATACCTTTACGATTACCTTTAGCATCATTGCGAGTATTGAATTGAGTTGTTGCACCGCCTGAGAATCTTTGTGAAGCAAATCCAAATGAGATCTCACCAAGCAATGAGGATTTCTTAACTTTACCGCCTTGAGCAACTCGATCGGCAACCTTGCCTCTAGATGAAGCAACTCTGCGAATTTCATTCAATTCTTTTTGCGCTAACTCACCAACTCTGCGTTTGGTTTCTTCAACAGCAATATCACTCATGTTTCTAATTACTTTGGCAAATGAAGCAAGTTCTCTTTTGTCATACACTATTAGAGGTTCGGTGCTAGTTGCCATTCCGTTTCTCCAATATCTCGATCGCTGTTAAAATGTCCTCTGCTTCAACCCATTCACTCATTGGTATTTGTGTGGCAATTGCCAACTCAACCAATAATCTGTTTAGGCTTCCTGCTGGATAACTTTTGGGTCTGCATCACCGACAATGACATCACTTACAGTTTCCATCCAAATATCCATTGGTTTGATTGGTTTGCTTCCGGCAATTTCACGCTTATAAGCATGATAAGCCAGAAACATAAGATCCCAAACGCCCAACTTTTCGGATGCCTGACCAATAGTGTGTCCTGTCTGCTTTTCCCATTTTGCCCACTCAGGCGGTTGGGCAATATAAGTTGCTTGCTCGCCTGAGCTATATTCAATTGTAATTGGTAGTTTCATTTTGCTCCCGTTGCTAGTTTTTAACTAAAGGTTTCTACTACTGCGCCTTTAGATACTGTGAATGTAAATGATACTGTCTGAGCATCAACACCTGAACCACCAGCAGTAGGAAACTCTGGCTTTACTGGAAACACAAATTGCGCTCCTGATGCAGCTGTAAGTGTCATGCTAATGTCTGTGTCGGGTGCAGTTTCAGCAGCAGCCCATAGAGCCTCGCAAACTGAATTTGCTTTGCCCCAATCAGCCAACATATCCAATTGAAATGTTGCGCTAATATTTACGGTTTTGTAACTTTCACCTTCCATCGTCTGATAAACCTGACGATCATTAACTTTTGTTAGAACTGCGTTAGTCGCCTGTGCTTGAATATCTGTTCCACCTGTGAAAGATAAACCAACATCACGACCGGTAATTACGACTGTTGCCATGATTTCTCCTTATATTGTTTGTGTGTAGTAGGTAGATACTCGAACATCTGCGATAAGCAGCGTTGATGCACCAACTTGAGTAACTGTCGGTCTTTCAACCGAGCTGACAATGTATCCAACCGGAATGACTGCCAGAACACTTATGATTAATTGCTCGATATTGTCGAGCGATGCCGGATTGCTGTTATATGCAACGGCAACTGATATTGTAAAATTGATTTTGGCTCTTACATTGGTTTTGCTTATTGTTTCGAATTCTAAATATGGTGAATCAGGCACAACCACCACAGCTGGTGGAATTACTGTTTCAGGAACAAATGAATAAACATTTCCAGCGACAACTGATAAAGCGGTTGCTAAAGGTGTCCGGATCTGTTGAAGGATTGTTTCA